AGCTGTAGTGTTTCCACTAGTCGTTGAACACATAGCTATTACGCTTAATAGCTATTTAGTTGCGGATTTGCTCTACCTTACATCTTTTTACTATACCCCATATGATTAGTATGGGCCCCTATCTGTATCACTACCATAAGTTAGTAATGTAAGCCTAGCGAGATGTTCCCGCAATTATGAGAGAATACCCCATATGAGGAATGATAAAACTCTCTCAGTGGGCTGTCCTTTAATTGAGTTCCACGTTTGCAAGTATCTTCACACTGTTCGCAAGTCAGTGCAGTGCACTTAAGCACTTCTCTACTTCTCAGTAGACAACAGTAGAATTTCACTACTGAGGTGACCCTATTGTCAGTTGAGACTATATCTTCTCACTAGCACTGTTACCATACTAGATGAGTCTCTCGTTTCCAGTTGCCATAATACCCTTTAAAGATATTATCCCACCATAAGCTTGTGGGTGTACTTCCTCTTTACTATGTGCAGAGTCTTTCTCTACTGCGATAGTGTTAGGAATAGTCGTTGAACCCGTGTCTACGGATAGACACTTGGTTGCGGATTGTCCCTACTTGATACCTTACTTACCATACCTTCCACATTACTGGTTGCCACTATAGTGTTACCACTACAGCTTGGTAGTATCAGCTTAACGCCAGGATTTCCCCGTCAAATATGAGAGAATACCCCAATGGTAAGGTAATTGGAATTTTATCTCTGTCCTTCACGTAGACTCGCAACGTCTACGCAGTTCTCATAGCTGTTAGCTAATGAACTTCTACATGCTTTCCATGTAGGCTAGACTATATCTTCACTTCTAAAACAGAAGTGCCTCCCATTTCCATTTAAGGGATTTTCACCCACCCCTAGATCAGAAAATAATTGATCCACTATTGGGCCGTACTGCTATTGCCATTGCAGGCTATTTCAGCATAGTCGTTGAACCTTCATCTCTAAGAGATGCTTGGCTGCTTATGATTCCCCAATCTCAAACGATCTTACCATCCACAGATCATTACATCTGCTGCTGCATATACGTATCACTACGATACCGCGGTAGTTTGAGCTTTAAGTAGGTTCCAGCAGTTAAAGAGGTTTTACAACTCCAATAATTTCAAAGTTGTCGATTATCACATTTCTAGTCATGAGCTGATTGATGATAATCGATTTGTCTTTTCCTTCTATCTCTTGTTGCTCGAAGATACTCCGGTTAAAATTGTATGCTTCACATTAATGAGGTTCGCAAGACCTCACAACCTCGAATCTCGAAGTTCTACACCTCTCGATGTAGTCTAGACTATATCTTCACTGCATCACTATTACCATGATAGCAATGATCTCTTGTTTCCAGTTACCATATAATCCTTTAAAGATTATATCCCTGCATTAGGCTTCAGGGTGTACTTCCTCTTTACCACATTGCTAAGTCTTTCTCTATAGCTGTAGTGTTAGGAATAGTCGTTGAACCTCTGTCTAGCAATAGACACTTGGTTGCGGATTAGCTCTACCTCACACCTTCTTACCATTCTCCAGTTGATTAGACTGGACCATTAGACTATCACTAGTCTGACTTGGTAGTATGAGTCTAACGAGATGTTCCCGCAGTTAAAGAGATGCTCCCCATAACAAGGAGTTGATTTTGTTTTCTACGTCAACACCTTCACGTGATTCGCAACTTCACGCAGTTCCCTTATGAACTTCTCTACTTCTCAGTAGACAACTACAGAATCTCACTGTAGAGGGAGTCGATGACTCGTTGAGACTATATCTTCACACTATCACTATTACCATGATAGCAATGATCTCTCATTTCCAGTTACCATATAATCCTTTAAAGATTATATCCCACCCTAAGCTTGTGGGTGTACTTCCACTTTACTACGCTGATAGGTCTTTCTCCATATCGGTAGTGTTTGGAATAGTCGTTGAACGTTGTACTACATCAAATACGAATAGTACCTTCGCTGCGGATTTTCCACACTCTGTACTTTGTTACTGTACCTACTATGATTAGTAGTAGCCTCTGCTGTGTCTCCACCCAGATTAGTAGTACAGATCTTCTTTTTCAATTTCTGGATGTTCCCGCAATTAGAGAGATACCGCCCCGTTCAGAGCTAAAAATCTTATTGAAAATTGAAAAGCTATTGTCGAAGACGTCAAACATGTCAATGTAGAAGCGATGAAACAATTCGATATTCTTTTGGATGTTGATAGAACGCATTACGGCAAAATGATTGATGATGAAAGAGAGTATCTTGATCCCATAGCTGATTTCCAACATAGCCTTCACATGCACGTTTAAAAATTCTAGAGATTTCTTTTTTCTCTGCATGATTGATAGCATATCCACTACCTTCACACTGTTCGCAACACAGTGCAGTTCTCTCGGGAACTTCTCTAGGTCTCCCTAGATGTTGAGACTATATCTTCATCCTGGGTACTGTCACCATACCCAGGATGCCTCTTGTTTCCAGTTACCATATAATCCTTTAAAGATTATATCCCACCATAAGCTTGTAGGTGTACTTCCTCTTTACCGGTCGAAACGGGTTTCTCGTTGAGACCAGTGTTAGGAATAGTCGTTGAACCTGATACTATTTGTCGTATGGTAATTGCAGCAATACTATCAGCTGTTTCACGGTTATTATTTCACCCGTTTGAAAACTTAGTACGAGTGTATCATCGATGAGATTATTATCATAACATAATACAACATATCCATCCATGTCATCTGTTTGATAAGGTCTTTGTGAATCCTTGAACTGAATGTAATCAGACATTAAAACCTTATTACCATTGGGAATGGTAACATCGTAGTTAGTTTGATTCGGGTCGTGGATACTACCATCGATATCTATTAGCGTATTACCATTTACCAGAAAATCCCAGCAATGGTATGGGCTAATCCTTTGACTACCTGTAACAGGATTACTAGGGAACATGTCATCGAAGTCCTTGTGCTTACTGATATTATAGTGGCCAGCTTCAAATAGAATAGTATGAACATTCAATAATTCGGCGAATGCACTTTCATTTCTACTGAGAGGTGATTTATCAAGGTACTTAGCATAACCTGAAATTCTCTTCGAGTCCCAATCTTCGTACTGTTCCGGTGTCATACTATCCCACTGGTCCTTAGCCTGCCTACTATACCTTTCTGATATTAGCTGTCTTTCCTCATCTGTTAAGTTGCTCCAATAATTCTTGAAGTGATCACTGACCCTCTTAGAGATTTCAGATCTAACTTCATCCGATAGATTTTTATAATATTCCGTAAAATGCTTACTGGCTCTCATCGATACTTTATCCATAGCTTCTTGCGACAAGCCTTGCCAATAGCTTTTAATTCTATCACTCAGAGACTTCTTGTCCTCTGTCGACATATTGGCGTAATAGTCTCTGATCTTATCATTGTGAGCTTCTTTCTCTTCTGGAGTTAAACTATCCCACCATTTTCTAGCACCGGCATTCAAAGTATCAACCTTAATAATTTTCTCTTCTTCCGATAAATTATTCCAATATTCTTTTAATGAACCGGATAACTTATCAGACCTTACCTTCATATCTTCTTCATTACAGTTTTCCCAATACTCATCGTTATACTTTCTCAACATTTTTGATCTGCGCTGTCTCTCATCTTCGGACATCGCATCCCAATGCTCTGTATGTGATTTACTTAACTTCTCTGATCTCTTTTCTTTAACTTCTTCGCTATGATTACTCCATATACTTTTGGCCACACATGACCGACATCTGAAGCTGACGCCTCTCTTTACTCTTTCCTGTATCGCTCTGGCTGTCACTTCAAAGGTTGTACCACAAACTGTACATACGTCAGATAATGTGTCTAGCATTACTACACCTCCTTCCTAGTGGATTTACGACAAATAGTATCTTGGCTGCGGATTGTCTCTACCAGTACGTTTTTACCATCCCTAATCCGTTACGATTAGTGCTACGTGTAGTATCGCTACTACACTGCGGTAGTGCTAGTCTAACGAGATGTTCCCGCATTTATAAGAGAGATCCCAATGTTTAAGGATTTTTCATATTTCTGATATTCTCGGCTTCAATATCATCCGTGTAATTTTCTTCTACCATCTGCTTGATCTTTCTTTTCATGCTGGGTGTGAAAATAGTCCGGTAACATAAGTCTTTGAAAGCATCAAAGTTTTGTAAAGTGTAAGAGATGTTATCTACGTCAATCAAATACTTGATCCGGAAGAGAGCAGCAATCAATTCCCCCTCTGGGTCATACATAGCCTCGAAGAAGTTTAATTCTTCACACATCTTAGGCAGGTAGGTGGAATAGCTGAGCTTAGTAACCTTCCATTCGTTTAAGGCTGCAATGTGTTGGTTGTCCACTTGACTTAACTCTTGATCGAATTTGATGATCATGGTCTTGGGAGCAGAAAAGAATCTTTGGTCATCGGGAAATAATTTCCATCTGATCCAGTAGCTGGAAGTACCATTGGGAAATGAATGTTTGACATATGGCCATCTCTTAACTTCTTTTGGTTTCTCGTATACTTTCAAAGCATTGACTTGGAGCATGAAGTCTCCCCTTTCCTTATTGGACCATCTTGAAGCTATTGGCTAACCTCTGTAAGGCTAAAACTAACTCCTGGGGATCTGTGACTGTGTTTGTTTCTAAACGGACAAAGGGGTGATCACTCATCAATCGATTTAAGTTATACTTGAAGGACTTGGACTTGGGTAGATAGTTGTACCGGTAATCAGAGGCTAAGAGTAAATGGGAACAGGTACCGTCTAAGTGATAGACTAATTCTTTGTATAATTCGATATCGGCAATCATATAGGTGAAATTTTGTTGACATTGCAGCAAGGCTGATTTTAAGTCTCCATAGAGATAATGAATGGGTAAACCGGGGAAGGTCAACTCACAATCAGTTTTGACATACGGCTCCTCCTCTCTCGTATAAATGTACAGAGGAAAGGTCATGTACTGTTTAGTATAAGGCGCCAATAGACGCTGGATCAGCAATGGTGGTGACAAACGGTACAAGGAACTATCTTTTTGCAGAATATATAATAATAAATCGGACAGTTCATTTTCCCGATACTTTCTCTGGAAGTCCAGAGATTGTAAAGGATTGAAATATCTTCTCTGCAAATACCATTCTAGCAGAGAGATAGTTGAGAGGTGTCGGAGAGAGTGTGTAGGTAGATCGACTAAAGTGGGATTGATTATCAACTTGAAGATGGCTGTCAGATAGACTGACTTGACGACATCGTGATATTGGACAAAAAAACCAGCTCCTCCACTGAAGAGCATATTGGTATCAAAAGGCTGATGGCTGCTAATGTCGATCTTCCTCACCACTTTACAAAAATTTATAGGGGATAGGTGACTATCCCCTATTTCTTTTTACATTGGTAAGTCGTAAGAGTCCATGTTGGTAGATGAAGTATCCGGTTGGTAGTTCTGATTGTAATTCCCTCGGTTATAATTACCTCGACCACGTTGATAGCCTTGACTTTGTTGATTACGTGCTTTATATCCGTCTTGTTTATTGTCTGGCTTCCCTTCTTGGCTTTTGATAAAATCATCGGTCATTTTATTCAAGTGGCGGGAAGAGTTGATACCACTCAAGTAACTTCGCAGAATGTTGGCCAAGACAATCAAACCAGTCTCTACTGTATCTTGGGAATTACCAATCTGCCTGGTCATGGTATTAAATTTAAAAGCTATCTTGTCGTTGCCTCTAGAAATACTGAGCACTGAAATGTTGTTGTTCCGAGTAAAGCTTAAGGTCGTATTGTTAATGGGATTAGTAATGTTGACCATACAATCTTGCTTATTGCCTTGGATAATTTGATCGAAGGTGAATAAGAGCAAGGCTGCACCCTCGTAATCGATACTGCTGAAAATCGTCCGTTGTTTATTGTAGTCATTATTCTCTCTGGGTGTGAAAGTAAGAGAGAGGTATTTATCATAAAATTTCACCGTGATATAGCAAGAGCCATCGGAATATAAAGTCCGAATGTGCGTCGTAGTCATTGTTTTCTTATTACCTTGATTTTGGTATTCCATCTTTTCTCCTCCTTAGACAAGAGCATCTTCTGGCGGTATGATTGGTGGTATCCTTGTCTCTATCTTCTGTAGTGTCTTCTGGTAGAGCAAGGCGCTATTGACAACCTCCATCAGAAAATGCTGATTCTGGTAAAGTTTCGGTGAATACTTCTGCAAGAAGTTACCGACGATTTGTCCCGAGTGGAATAAGTCTATTAAGTTTTGCTCCCCCAGACTGGCTAAGAATTCCATCGGTGTGAGGACAGTGATCAGAGAATTCCACATGTCCAAGAGACTTTCTGAAACTTGCTCTGAGGGACGTGAGAGTAGATAGGAGAAACGTGAGATCAGAATAGTTTTAAAATTACTCTTAGCCTGTAGGATGAAACGTTTGTAAATCGATAAGAAGATATATCTGAGATGATCGGAATGGATATGTCCTTCCTCATAGCCATTCAGCCCAATGTTCAAGCGAAGTTGAAAAAGATCAGCTAGCTCGTCACAAAACTTTTCGTAGAGTCTGTCTAACTCAGCTACCTTCTCTTCCAAGAATTGAGTGCTGCTATCATTGTAGAGTGTGCGGTAAGAATTGGCTAATTGGACATAGAAGACTTCGACATAGTTGGTCGTATCATTCAAGTTCACATAGTCTGTAAATTGCTCCCGGATGGCATCCAAGATCCAAGTGAAAGGATAAGTCCCTATGAAAACTCCTGTGAAGTCTGGGGAGATATTGGAATTTCTATCCGTCGTGTCATGGTTTAACCCTTCCTTTTCATCAGCCAACTTGCTCCACTCCCTTTACTATTCATAGTATATATTTGTTTCATGAAGATATGAACAATAATATCTATAAATTTAAAAGGCGATTAAACCAGAAGCTCTAGTCCGCTTACCATGGATGGATGAATAGGGAATGGCACTCATCCGAAAAGATTCTAAGACTGACTTAAAGCTATTGGAGACATCGCTGATGATAGTCTGATGGTCGATCAAAGGTCTGATCCAATCTGGTATCTGATCCAAGGTGCCTGGAATGGCAATGGTGCTCATCCCTGCTTTCATTAAAGGCGGATACAAGGATTCGTCTAAAGCCCTACCATCCTTACTGGCTTCCTTCTTTTCTTGCCGATACTGATTGTACAGATCATATCCTCCGAAGACACGATGTAAGGCTCGGTCATACTGTTCCGGATAGTCTTGAGCTATAATTTCTAAATCCGCTGGACTGCCTACAGTTAACTTGATCAATTTAATTTTGCTCAGAGTGTAAATCATTTGTTCTGGACAAATAGTATTCCACACCATGACTGCTTTGAAGACTTGGACAGCCCAAGGATTTTTATACGCCCCCTCTGCTTTATAACTTTTGACCGGTAGATACTCCGTACTCCCCAGACGCAAACTTTCTTCGATCTCCTTTTCAAAGCGACGGTAGTCTCGCATCAGTTCATGCAGCTGTAACTCTTCCGAGAAAAGAATGTTTCTTTCCAGAATATCCGTAAAGCGTTTGGTCACATCGTCAGTCACTCCAGCCTTGATAAAATCCAAACCCTTGATTTCCGTCTTGAAGGGAATATTAATGTGCCCTTCTCGTAAGACTATGCTGCTAGCATAGCGTTTCTTAGTGGTCATCAAGAATAAGCGTCGGAAGAAATATTCATTCTTCATACTTAACTCTTCACGAGCTTCTTTGCCCGCATGATGCAACACCCCATACTTATCCAAGAGAATCTCAATTCCCCTACTGAGAATGGAAGCTAGAATATTAGCACAGATCATATCATTGTAAATCCTCTCCCGACCAAAATTATTTTGAGGAAAGACCTCATCTAAGATCAAGCTGATGAAAAGATTGCTGTTGATCACATTGGAATCCGTATCAACTAAGAGAACGACTTTTCTCTTCCACTGATTTAACTTCTTGATGCTATCTGAAGTTAAATAATCGATGAAGCAGTGTTCCAAGATCAATTCTGTCAAGTCCTTCATTTCACCTTTGATTTTCTCAGGAATGCTATAAGGGTTTAAAAACATTTCCTGAGCAACGTACTCATTGTAATCTTCCACACTGCTAAACTTACTTTGGAATTCCGGAGGAACTATTTTCTCCGAACCTTGCAGGAGTGGGAGTTTAAGTAAGATCTCCCGGATTAAACTTTGCACTCTCTTGTGTCTGATGATGAACTCTCTCAGGTTGTTGATATAGTAAAGCTGAGTGAGTTCTTCTTCCTGTAGGTTGCTCAAGTACTTACGGAGCACTTTCGCATCTTCTTGATCTAGAGAGGGAAAGTGATAATACAAACGTAAGGTCACTTCTTCCAAGGAGGGTGTATATAACCACTTGGGAATTTTATTTTTCTTGGTCTGTACGCATTTGATCCAATCAAAGCATTCGTTGATATGGGGAAATTTCATATTGTCGCCGATAAAGGATTCAAAGAAAACAGCCATCGTAGTGATGATCGATTGAGCCAGCATGGTAGTAGCTGCTGGCGAATACTTAGAGTAGAAAGCAGCAGTTGGTGAACCTGAAGCACCGTACTCGGCATTCATAGCCACCTTCTTATTGCTCTGAGTGAGATCCAATTGTTGATAAAGATCAGGATCGTTTCTGGCGTCAAACATTTGTCTTTTGATCCTCTGCCTGGACTTCTTCAATTCTCTCAGCATCTTAGAAGCAGGAGACTGTAAGACTTCCGGATGTACATAGAAAGTAGCATTGCCGGAGACTATTGGTTTCTGCTCATCTATCCAGTTGCATAGCTCAGAGAGAGTACACTTACTTCTTTCCTTGGTGACATTATTATCTAAGACAATGCTAGGATCTCGTAGACTATCCTTCAGCTGTTTCCGAATAATTTCTCTAACTTCCTTTTCCTCCAAGCTAGGATCAATTTCCATAATGATCTCTGTTGCCCTATCTAAGTAAGTTTGTTTTACACCCATCTTTCTATCCTCCTTCTTTTCTTAGAATATATCATTATAATAGGAAGGAATTTTTTAACTTTCTTCTTGAGGAAAAATTCCTAGGAGATTAATTTTAGCAGCATGATTGAAGGGAGAAGTAGAGAAGGTAACTTTTTCCATGGATATTTTGGAAAATTGAGTGCTTGTCACATAGGCTACTAAATCCGTGGCCAGATTTACTTCTTTGACTAGCTCATGGTTGAAGTAAATTGGGATGATGCCAAGCTCAATATTGGTGATCGCCAAGAAATTGGAATTATCTGCGTGCAGATAGATGGTATTGTCTCCATTGCCCAGATCGACGCTATCTCTAACAATCCCAGGCAAGATCATCAGCATATGAATTAGGGTCTGCTGGGTGATATAGTCTAAGTAGGGTTGACTTAAACGCAGGCGTTGAAATAAACATATTTCAGGATTCTGTTGGTAGACCAAATTAGGAGTATTGAGTTGATTGAACTTAGCTCCAATGATACCCGGAATGGTTTTGCTGAGTTGAGGCAAGATAGATAATTCCAAGATGATTCTGACGATATCTTCCTCTTCAAAGATATCCAAGTCCCTACGGATTTCCGGTTTAGTCAGACAGGCTCGCCAAAGAGGTAGACTGGTCAGATCAGTGATAAATTTTTCGGTGAGAAATTTCACCAATGGACCCTCTGCTTCAAACAAGTCAACTACTGTTTTGATTTGTGGGACTAGTACCCTAGGGGTGGGTAGGCTAACTCGACGAAAACAGCTGACAAATTCTGAGTAGACTAAACCGGCTAGAGCTGAAGTTAAACTCCGACTGAGCAATTCGATCTGATCTTTCTTTTCCCTGGTAACGTTTTTAATCTGATCATAGAGGCCGCCTGGGCTCATGGTCGTTTCCCCACCTTCTTTTAATTTTACAGGGCTGACATTACTAAAATATTGTAGAAAGGGAGATCGAAATGTATAAACCTTTCCAGATGACTAAATTGACTGACTATCTAGGAGAGTGTAGCCTGGATATTTTTAAAGAAAAGGATGATCCCTATTTAAGTGAAGAGACTTATCTTTTCCAAGAAGCTGTCTTTGCCAATGGCAGGGAGACTGTCTCCCCTCTCCTCAAGCAATTCCAAACCATCAAAGACAAATTGGAAGAGATGGTTAAGCGAGAAGGCAATAAATTTGATTCGGAAATTTATTTGCGCGATTTAAGCTTCAAAGAATTAGAAAATACCATGCAGAAAATATTTGGCTTCCGTAGTGTCAACTTCCTCACTGAATTCTATCGCTATGATAAACAGTCGGGAGATTTCTATGATCCTCGGACAGGAAGACTAGGAGTGATTGGAGCCTACACTTATCCTCACTGGCGTTATCCGATCGATGGCCTAGTCACAGATAAAGGCTTCTACGATTCTACGCATTCGCTAAATCTCAACGTTTGGTTTAGACCCACTTACTTGAGAATGCTCACTGCTGAAGAGGTAACAGCCATTTTTCTGCATGAGCTAGGACATAACTTAGATCCAGCTTTAGTTGACATCAAGTATGCTAAGGTCAGTGCTCTCTCCAAATACTTGACTGAACGTAAGAGTGGGAAGGAAAGTGAAGTTAGACCAGCGGAAGGCTTAGATGGTTATAGCATACTGCTGTTGATCATCGTTACTCTTGGTATAGCGATCATCCCACTCTTAGTCTATGCCATCTATAAATTTTTTAAGAATCTAACTTGGACCCCTGATGAAGCCATTGCCAAGATCCAAGAGATTATTCGACAAGATAAGTATAAGGGAGATCGGATTCATAACACAGAAGCTTTCGCCGATAATATTGCCCGTATGTATGGCTTTGGTGCACCACTGATGAGTGGTCTGGAGAAATCGGAAAAATATTACCACAATAGAATGAGAAGCCGTATTCAAAAGGAAAAGGATCGTCAGAAATTTATCCTAGACATAACCCAAGATATGTTATTCAGTTCACATAAGACAGATGTCCAACGCTGTCATCAACTAATTAGGGAATACGAAGCTGATTTAAAAGATCCCTCCATTCCAGCTAAGGTTAAGAAAGATATTCAAAAGGATCTCAATGATCTGGTAGTTATTCTCAACCGCTACTTGAATGAGTACGATGATTTCCAAAATCAAATTAACCGGATCATCTTAGAAGAAATCAATAAGCTCAATCCGATACAAACACCGATCAATCAACCTGCTCCCGTAAAATAAGTGATTACAATGATATACTCTCTTAGTAGAAGGGGGCGATATCATGAAACGATGGATAGAGAAACTACTTAGATTATTAGCTCAAGAAGAAGAGCCAGATTATCCAGTTCCACCTGGTCGACGGATGGAAGACCCTTATCCCGGTAAAGATAGATTTCCTCCCAGATTGAGAAAGAAGAAAAGGAAGGGTAGGGATTAAACCCTACCTTTCCTTCTTTCTAATTTCTTTCTCATCTTTCTGTTGATTCTGTTTTTTCGATTGTAGACAGGAAACTCTTCTAAGACTCTAGGCTTCTTAAAGATCTTGCAGATAAGTTTCTCAAGGATATTCATTCTCATCACCTCTAAGGAGAATATATCATTGAGATTTTTTCTTAGTTTTCATTTCTGCTGTCTCATCTAATTTCTTTAATTCTTCATAGATGACCCGATTGATTCTTCTTTGGAATTCATCCCGGTGATTCAGATACTGATATAAAACCTCTTTCAGGATATCCAGGTCAGCCTTGATATCCTTTTTAACTTTAGCTGGTATGTTAGGATCCTTGAGATCGATTTCATATTCTCTAATTAAAGCATGAACCCGATGAATCTCGGTCTTATGGACATCATGAATCATCATCATAGTGATATTGGCTATCAGCCTTTGTCGCTTCTTTTCCTTAGTAATACGAGAATCCCTTCCCTTGGCCATGGAATTACCGACTTTGCTTAAAGCAACCATGAGTGGACCACCCAACCCATACATGCGAGCAAAGTTATCGGCGAAGGCTTCAGTGCTCTCTTGGCGTGTAAATTTACTCTTATCCTTTTGCACCAAGAGTCTAATTTTCTCTAAAGCTTTCTCTGGGTTAAATAACATATAACTGACCCAGTCGACGATGAGTATAAGGCCAATTAAAGCGATTCCAGCAATCAACAGAATGTATTCTGCTGCCAGACCATGCTTCTTCTCTAAGAATTTCTTTTCTGCTGGACTAATTTTCCCAACACGATCAGTGATATATTTAGAGAAGACATTAGTCTCGACATAGTTGACAACTACTAAAGCTGGATCAATGTTATGGCCAAATTCATGGATGAAGATTGCAGTCAACTCTTCTGCTGTCAAGAATCTGATTATTCCTAACGTAAAAACGATATGACACCTGAGCTGTTTGGAAGAATCATAAAAGCCATCGTCAGTGATCAGAGCTTCAATTGGGAATCTAGTCTCATCCGGTAACCAGGTCCAACAATTCAAAACTTTGCTCTGGAAATCATCGTCCTTTTCATCGTAACCCTCTAGAAAGGTATGAGGTGCAACGGTCACGTCTCTGAAGCCAAAGATATCGATGATCTTATTTTCTAAATCGCGGAAACACAGGTGAGAATAAAAGGCCTTAGGCTTAAATCGATTGCCTTGGGCTTTAAGTTCTTTTTCCAGAGCATCCTTCACTCCTTGGAAACCAGCGATGATGGGTTCCAATTTTTGTCTTCCTGCAGTGAAGACAGCCTCTTGAAAGAAGAGAGTGGATTCTCTTTCCTGACGGGTATTTTCATCGGAATTAAAATTAGCCAAGGAGCATTGCTCCAGAATGTAATTTATCGTCTTGGGCTTAGAGATTTGGATTAGTCGCATGGTCATCTTCCCTTCTAATTATTTTCTAACATTCGCCATTGAAAAAATTCTTGCTTCCCTCTTATATAGGAAGAAAAAATTATACTAGAGGGAAAATGAATTTTCTGATCAGGGATATTTTCAAAGAGGGTACCACACCTCTTACATTCCCAGGGATCATTATCTAGAATATCTGTAGAGAGACAATTAGGACAGTTCTTCAAACTTCCCGTCAGATGACCGAATTGAGTTTTACACTCTAGACAAGTGTAGAAGTCAGTATTAGTTAGGATGTGGGTAGCTATACTTTGACAGTTGGGACAAATCATCTTCTCACTCCTCAATTTAAGCTCGGTTCCTATCTCACATCAGAATAACAAAACGAAGTTGGGAAGGGAGTTAGGCCATGGAAGAATTTTTTGAACTAAGTGCTCTGGATGATGGGATCTATTTGATGATAGATGAGCCTAGATCTTTCACTGAAGTTGTTCGGTATGCTGTAGCGGAAGAGAAGATGTATCATCGTCCAGTACGCTTTCCTGATGGCAGAGGAAACATTATTTATTTCTTGACGGATAATTTCGAAAAGACTTTTGATATCCTGAATATCAAGAATCGGCCTTTTGTTCTACCACCCACTTATCGTCGAGTGTTCTATCCTTCTCTAGCCCATGGTAGTTTTTTTGGACGTAGGTATCGTCTGAATTTAACTAAGCAGAGAGCAGAGAGATTGGGGATCATCAAGAGTAAGAGCAAACTGTTAGCTTATCCCACTCGTAAGATTGCAGAAGGTGACAAGAGCAACATTATCTTTATAGTATCAGACCTCTTGAATTTGCTGATGCCCATAGCAGCTAAGTTTTCCATCCGTCGAGTCATGTTAGAATTCTACAAGGAATTTGACAAAGTCTTACATCAGTTCACACCAGAATGGATAGAGGGGGATAAACCAGATCCCAATTCCGGGAATCGGGTTTTGTTTTTTGATGTCAACTCCTTTGCTTTTAAGAATGGCGCACCCTTGAAGGATAATAAAACCAACCCTTTGTTTTTATTGTACTTGGCTTTCTTTAGAACCCGTAATCTTACTCTCTTAGATGTGGATCGTGATATGATCGTCTGTTCCAAAAATATGTTTATCAAGTTTAACCCTACTCGTTTGACTGCAGAGAAATTTAACAAGTTCCGGGCAGGCTTGTTTCGAGTCATGAAGATCAACTTGGATAAGTACATCCAAGATCTCTCTGAAGAAGATAGGAGAGAAGTTGAAACCACCAGTGAAGACTTGGAAGTTCAAGCTTCCATTGAGAAAGTGAGTGCAGTACGGACTCAGTATAACTCTCCAGCCATCAAAGCAGCTTTAAGTTCTTCTCTGGATAAGGCAGTGGAAAAGAAATCTACTCAGAGGGTAGGTACAGAGAAAATCATTCAACAAACCCAAAGGGAATTCCGCAGTGGTATTTCTCAGAAGGAAAAGTTAACCATGTTCAAACAGCTCAGTGGGAAGTATGAACCCTTAGCTACAGACACTGACATCGATCTACCTACTGAAGCAGAGAATAGAAAGCAACGCCAAGAGTTATTTAAGGCTGTAGGTTCAGATTATAAATCCTTAACCGATGAGGGGTATGAAGATGACTATGACGATGAAGCCGCAGAAGAGAGCGAAGAAGAACTCGATGAGATTTTAATCTCTGATCCTGAAGTAGCGGAAGAGATAGTCGATGAGATCGAAGGGTTGGTTCAACCCATGGATGATATTCAGACTGCTCCAGTCAATAGTCCGCGAGATCATAAGCTCCGAGAGAAACAAAAGAAGATCGTAGTTCAGAATTCAACCATTGAAGAAATCTTAGCTCGAGAGGCTTCCAACATTCCTATCCAATCCGTCGATAAGTCTCATGTCATGACTACGACCAATGCCAATATGAAGACTATCACTTTCAACAACTTTGAAAAGACTTACTTGGAGGAATTATATGTCAAGGATGTTGTAGCTTGTTTTGACTGCCTGAAGGATAAATCTACTCCCTTGTATATTTCTTCGATCAAGGTGGTAGATAGCTCAACTACAGCTGACTTAAAGGAAACTTGGACTGTTAAACTCCGAGATGAAACAGGCACTATTCATACTATGACGGTTGATCTACCCAAGTTTCATCAGCATCGTTTTATGCGCTTGGGTGGTAATAAGTATATCGTCTTAAAGCAAAACTTCTACAATCCTCTAGTCAAAGATACTCCGGATAGAGTAGTGGTAACTACCAATCGTAAAGTTTGGGTAGCTCGTTCTTCTACTAAATCCTTACCTCAGATTCAGAAAATCTTTTCTCTGATCAGCAAGTTGAAGAAGAAGGGTGACAGTGAGATCTTCTTACCAGGCGATGCTAGCAAGGTTAACAAACGTTACATTTCTAGCCTGGAATTTGATGAGCTAGGATCGTCTATCTTCCGATACAAGTCAGGCAAGTGTACTCTCTACTTCAACCGGGACTATATCCGGGATAACTTACTAACCGACTTCCAGGGTGATATCAAAGCCGATGAATTTTTAATTGGCTACGAAAATAAGATTCCGATCTTGATCCATGAGAACAAAGGGACGGATAGGCTAGGTAGGAGTATAGTTGAGATCATCACAGCTAATCTCTCCGAAGAGAATCAAAAGATTTTAAAGTCCGTCAAGCCAGGTAAGCAGTCCATGTTTGCTGAAGCCACTTTGGCTGGATCAAATTTGCCGATGGGTGTGGTCTTGGTTATCTGGGTTGGCTTGACTAATCTCTTGGATCGTCTGGCCATAGCGTGGGAATTTCATAAAGATGTGAAGAGGGTGCCAGCAGGTAACAAATGGGACTACTTGAAGTTCCAGGATGGCTTATTGATCTATGAGCCTCAGACTCATGCTCAACTAATTCTCAATGGTTTAAATAAACTGAATACGGAGAAATTTAATTTCCAAGATATGAATACCGAGAGAGGCTACATTGATTTTCTCCAATATGTTACTGGCAACAGAAGTTTTCACGTGGAGTTAAGGAACTACCATGAGTTCATGATGGATCCCATCTCTGTAGAAGTTTGTCGAGATTATTTCTTACCGACTGAAGCAGATTTACTTTTGATCGAGGCTGTGAAATTGCTCTGTGACAACTCTCATGAAAGTAGAGCTTCGGATAAGTCATGTCGGGTTAGATCGATTGAAATAGTTCCGGCTATTCTTTACCAGGCTATTCAGTCAGAGTATAAATCATATGTCCGTAAAGGTAGAACGGGACATATGTCCTTGGATAAGTCAGTTGTCTTAAAGACTCTGATGACAGAAGTTAAGACCATAGAGCCGTATTCTACTTTAAATCCTCCTACGGAAGTAGGTAAGATGAATACTATATCTACCAAAGGGTTTAGTGGATCCAATCGTGATAGAGCCTATAATCAAGAGAAGAGATCTTATGATCCTACTTCAGTTGGTAAGTTGGCTATGTCCACTGGTTCTGATGCTTCGGTTGGTATCAATCGAGACTTAGTAGCAGAGCCTACAGTAACCAATGCTAGAGGGTATCGACAATTTATTCCACCAGAAGATTTCGACACCCTCAATGATGTCAATGTCTTCAGTCCAGTGGAATTGTTAACTCCAGGAACAGTAGCAGTGGATGAGCCAGTAAGAGTTGCTATCGCTGGAAGACAAACACGTCACTTAGTACCCGTAAAAGATGCTTCACCCTCCCTAGTCTCCAATGGCTATGATGAAGCCGTACAGTTTCATTTAAGCAATGACTTTGTGGTCAACGCTGAAGAGAATGGCGAAGTGGTAGAAGTAGATGCTAAGACCGGTCTGATTGTAGTTAAATATACTTCTGGAAAACACCATGCCTTTAGCATTAATCCGGATATCGTCAATAACAGCGGTGGTGGTTTTTATCTCTGTAATACCTTAACGCCTACAGTCAAATTGGGAGACAAGTTTAAAAAAGATGCTGTCTTAGCCTATCATGCTCAATACTTTAATTACAGTGAGTTGAATGGTTTAAGATATGCTATAGGCCCTTTAGCCAAGATAGCTTATCTTTCCACCTACAACACTTATGAAGATGCTGGATTCTGTACAGTGGATCTGGCTGATCGTTTGAAGACGGCTGTTGTTTATCGGGAAGATGCTCCCTTGCTTAAGACTACCAATGTTTCCTATATGGCCAAGATAGGTGACATTATCAACGTAGGTGATTTTCTCTTAAAGTACGAATTGGGGTATGATGCTGCTAACATCAATAACTTCATGAATCAACTATCTCAAGAAGAACATAAGCTGACTGTATCGGAAGAAGCTAAGACCAATGTCAAAGCAGAACATGCTGGTAGAATAGTTGACATCGAAGTGATCAGTCTCTATCACCCGGATAACCTGTCACCTACCTTGGGTAAGATAGTCTCTCAATATTGGGCTAGAGGGAATAACAAAAAGAAGTTATTGAGTAAATACGATGACTCTTCCAATACTTTAAAAGCAGGCTATTTGATAACGGATAATACTTCACCTCATGTCAATCGTTATAACCGGATTGAACAGTACCGTGATAAAGATGTCTTAATTAAATTCTTCATCGAGCATGAAGATGTTGTTGGTGTAGGTGATAAGATAGCTCAGTATGGAGCTAACAAGAATATCATCAGTGAGATTATTCCACCTGGTTATGAACCCTACTCGGAACATATGCCAGAGGAGCCCATATCTATTATCACAAGCGCTGGAGTCATTTCACGCAGATCCACGACTGGTGTATTGTCAGTGAGTATGGGCATGAAGGTTATGATTGAATTGAAACGCGCTATAGCAGCTAGGATTAAATAATTAAAAGGAAGAGGAGGGTTAACCCTCCTCTTCCAATTCTTTAAAAGTTACATTGCTATTTTTAAAGACATAGTCACCAAGGGTAGTCTTCTCTGGATCCATGGTCACTTCGACTGGATTGCTCAGAGAAGAAAAGGACCAATTGCCTAGTCTGGTGATAGAACCCGGGATAGTGATATTCGCTATGGCATTATTCCATCGGAAATAGGAAGGTTTTAATCCAGGTGTCCATTCCCAAGTTCCACCTTCCCCAATCAGGGTTAAAGAGTCACCGATGAGAGTCCAAGTAACGTTAGGACCACATTGTCCATAGTGAGTAGTTACAGAGCCATCAGTTACAGCTAGAGAAATGGTAACTGCTTCACCTTTACCAACTGCATTGATTGCTCTGAGCATGAATTCAAAAGTTAAATCTTTGAAGGTATGTGAGTCCGTGCTGTCGGTTGGTAACCAAGTCTTACCTTGATCGGTGGAAATCTCATAGGAGAGTTCAAGTTTCATATTTTCTCCCTTCTTTCTTACCAGCTTAATTTAGTTTCACCATTGCCAATGGTGACTGTAAGACTTTTGCTAGGAGGTGGCGGTACTGTCTCTGGGACTATGATGAAATTAAGATAGATGGTCACTTCGCCACCTTCTGGTGGTAGCTCAGCTGGATCCCCAAAGAAGTCTATGATCTGAATAGTCTGGTAGATCACTTCACAAGAAACAATGATACCTGTGATAAGTCCACTGGCTTGTCCATCGACATAGAGTTCAAATAAGTAAACTTGATCTTCATCTGTATCATTGGGTGGTAAAGTTATCTTACTTAAGAACTGACCTTCTGTTTCACCTTCTAGCACGGGAAACATTTGATTGCCTAAATCGATACCGCATATCTCAAGCTCTGGATATCGGGTTACAATTTTGACCATTGCACAAGTCTCCTTTCGTCTGGCTATTAACCAAGTGTGTATTCCCAGCAATGAACTTACCGAAATTTAATAATTCCCATGATGGGATGTAAAGGAGAAATAGAAATGGATGCTGCTTATGAATTATCGATTAACAATGGTGTGACTTGGGTTAAACCAAGTAAAGAGAATGAGAACACCTTTAAAGGTTTGATCAATGATACAGAGTACGAAGTCTTGTTAAGAGCTAAGAATGAATACGGAGTTAGTGACCCAACTAATGTCAAGGTTACACCTCAAGGTGAGACAATCATTTACAATGGTCGAGCTGGCCGGTCCTCCTATTGGAGATTGAGAAAAGATACTGGAAAATTAGAGGTTACCGGCACAGGAGAAGTTGATCCTAAAGTTTGGGAAGATTTCGAAGAATTTATTGAAAGCGTCGAGATGAGCGATGAGGTGGAAGTTATGGTTCACACACATCACTACATAATCGAAAATATTCCTCCTGGCTGTGAAAGTGGTTATACCATCTATACTTGCATGTATTGCGATTACAGTTACACCCAGGATATAGTTCCAGGTGTAGGGCATAGCGAAGATGCTGGAACTGTCATTCTTCCACCAACAGAAACAACCGAGGGCCAAATGGAATATAAGTGCACGGTCTGTGGAGCCAGTAGGATAGAAAATATTCCTGTACTCAATCTTACTCCTCATGTTACGACCAATGCTAATTCACTAAGTATAGCTAGTGGGGCTATTTATAAACACATTTCTGCTAAGAGTGATATTTATATAGCGGCAACTGCCGTGGGTATAGCTGCTTATGATGTCACTATTGAAAATTGGCTTAAGATAAGTGGCACTGCCACCTATCAATGGGATGTTTTCTTTGAAGATACTCGTGGAAATGTTTATGTCGGTAGTACCCTGACCGGTGTTGGAGTTTATCATCTAAATGGTACCGTAGCGACCAAGGTTATATCTAGCGGAGGTAAATGGCGTTATTTCTATGAGGATAGTAAGGGCAATGTTTATGCGAGTAGCGGTGAAGCTAATAATAGTTTGTATCGTCTGAATGGTACCGAGGCTACTGAAGTAGCACAGAATTTTGGTCCCTTACGATGTTTCTTCGAGGATAGCAGAGATAATGTTTATGCGGGCACCGTCGGAGCAACTAATCCTGGATTTTATTTGATAACCGATGGCACAGAATTTTATAAAGTTCTCCCGAGTAATGTTCAATATGTTTATGAAAATAAACATAACGAGGTATATGCTGTTAGTATGAGCACTGGTTATCTTGGATTATATCATTTGAATGGGAACACAGCTACTAAGGTGACAACTACCACATCATCCTCTTGGGATAGTTTCTTCGAATCCTCTCATGGGGAGGTCTATGTCTATACCAGTGTTGGTGCTGCTGATACTGGCATATATCACTTAACCCCTATGTCAGCCACTCTTGTAGTGAGCGTTGGTTCTGATTGGCGTAACTTTTTTGAAGACAGCGCAGGGAATATATATGTAAGTGCCGGACTGAGTAACAGCGTAGCTAACACTGTAGGTATTTACCATCTAAATGGAACCACTGCTACAAAAATAGTAGCTACCGGGGAGAGATGGAATCAGTTCTTTGAAGACAGTGGGGGAAATGTGTATGTGGGTAGCAATAATCACACCACTAATGCTGGAGCTTATTTACTAAAGGGAAGTGCCACACCAGTGAAAGTTATTACAACTGGATCTGGTTACAACTGGTATTTCGAGGATAGCAGGGGCAATGTATATGTAACAGGCACTAATAATAGTCCTGGTGCATTCTTCCTGAATGGAGAGAATACGGGGATTAATATTTTGAACACTGGTTATGGGTGGGAATACTTCCTAGAAGATAGTAAAGGTAATGTTTATTTAACAGGTACCGTTAATAGTCTAGGAGTTTACTATCTCAACGGTGCCGACAAAGCAATCCAAATAGTGGCCACTGGTTACAATTGGAATTATCTCTTTGAAGATAGCGGTGCCAATGTGTACATTGGAGGAGGAAATGCAACTGGTGTTTATCACGTAAACGGTCCAGCAGCAACTCAAATAATATCTAGTGGAACGAATTGGAAAAATTTCTATAAAGACAGAAATGGAAAACTCTTTATTTCTAGTTCTGGCACTGGCAAAGGTATTTATCGCCTCAACAGCGGTACGGCCACACAAGCATATTCTTTGGAATCTGAATGGAACTATTGGGAAGAGAAAGATAATCAACTCAAGGTAGCATCCACTGGATCCAATGGACAATTGATCTGGAACGAATCTACTGAGAAGTTTGCATTGGACCCGAGCGTATCCTCTGATTACGGTGGTGCTCCTCTAGGAAGCTTTACTTGGAATAGTGCAGGTACCGGTAAAAATATATGGTACAAAAAGGAATTAATGCTCACCAGAGCCGGCACACTTCAACAGTTTCCGGTACCTAGCTCCAGAAACAATAGCGTAGGCCTGGCAGCCAATGCTCCTACTGCACCAGTTAGCATTTGGATTATCGCCAAATTAATCCCCGCATGAATACCACAACTAAAATGTTGATTATTACTAAAAAATGAAGGGGGTCTAAGACCCCCTTCATTTATTTTCTATTTCCACCAAATCGATTGTTGTAGTTCTGATTGTATCTATTTTGCTTGCCATTGTAGAAGGGTTTCGCAACTTTCTCTTCTGCAATTACTTCCGAAGTTTCACTTTCTACCACTGTGGTGTTTTCCGTTTCGTAAATTCCTTCTCCAGCATGTAAGACAACTTCAGTGATCTCATCATTCAGGATTACATTTTCAGTCGTTATGATCACAGGGTTACTTTCTTCAACCTTCACTACTGGCTCTTCAGGTGGAGGAGGTGAAGGTGCATTGGATACAGGTGGATCAGCTATAGCAGTCAGACTTGCTGTAGCAACTAGGCTATCGGAAAATTCTTTAAATATCTTTTGATAATTCCCAAAAGTCAAGAGAATCATCTCCTTGGTATCTGGCTTAATAAAGAAAACAGTAGGAGCAAAGGGTGCTCTGATAATTGCTTCTAGAGTGACTAGATTGATTTTCACAGGCATGTCGACTGTTCCTCTAGGTGCTAATGTTCCCAGACGGGGAATACGGCCTGTACCTTTTATAATGACTGGGATAAGTGGTTTCATGCAAATATTCTCCTTTCAATCTACTATAGGTAGGATATAGTCAGAAATTATTAAGTCTGAGAGGATACCCATGGACAAAAAATATGTCGATACGGTATTGAGCGTAACTTTATTGATCGGTAAATTCTCCATCTCATCCATGGATGTGTATTGCTTGTTGGCAATATCCAGCATCATCTGTTGACGCATCACAGTATCATCTGCTCGCGGTCCATGTAATTCTTGTAAGATAGCATCTGCTCCTAAGGAGACCAACATAGTGGCTTCGATATCACTGTCCCGAGAGTTCTTATCGTCGCCTGTCACTTGACCAGTCATGTGATTGATCCGATCGTCGGATAAGGACAAACCATTTTTCTTATGCAAGAGCTGTTGAGTACGTTTGACATTGATCCACCCAACTAGACATCTCTCTTTGCTGACAATGACATTCTTTTTATCCATAGTCAGATGAGGCATGTAAACGTATTCCATCAGAGGAATTCCTAAGACCTTGGCAGCAGCTTCACATTGATCCATGGTTACTCGACGATCTAATTCATTGATATCCAAGATGAAATTTTCATTCTTATTGGCTAAGAATCCTTTCATATGCTTATCGAACTGAGCATCGCTCATCTGACTGTATAACTCCTTGTACTTGCTGCTGTTCGTTCCGGAAGGATCGAGAGCATCGAATGTCTCATAGACTAAATTTTCAATTTCCTTTCTATTTTTAGCCATGTCAATTCCCCTCCTTATAACCTCACATCGACAGCATTGATCTTGGACAAAAGTTCATTCATCTCATTGACAGATAAGCCGATGTAGTAGTCCTTATTCTTAACCCCTGGGTGTAAAGGTGTGACACTGATATGAATTAAGAGAGAAGGCATATTGCGATAGATCATCTTCTTAACCGCAACTGAACCATCTTGGAAATAACTACTCAAGGCTGGACATTGTTCGATCAACTGGGATTCCAAGTCACTTTCTTTCAGATCATCGTAGAAGGAATATAATCTGCTTTTGATATCCATGCCTAGATAAGGCAGAGACGGATACTGACCGGGTCGACTGAATAAAATAAAAAGAATAGTATTCTTGATAGTCTCGGATTCACTGCAGATCCTTGGTTTCTGAAAACTGTCCAATTCGAAGGTACAGTCAAAGCCAATGTACTGACTCAAGCTAGACATTTTTACCACCCCCTATAATTATACACTTAGTTCAGTCAGGGTAACAAAAAAGAAAGGGATAAAACCCTTCCTTTTACAGCCTTCACTTTTTTATGTAAGCTTTATTCAGTTTTCCCTTTCTATCTACATAAGAGTATATAATCGTAAATGGTTAAAATACGAAAAAATAAAAGGGAGTCTATAGACTCCCTTTAACTTGATCATAGAAAATTAGATCTCAATTATAGTGAGATCGCCTTCTTCAATGGGCATATCCTCCTCATCATAATCTGGAAGTTCATAATCTTCCTCTTCGAAGGTCTCATCATCGATATCTTCATCTTCACAGTCGTCGTCTTCTTCACAGGCTTCTTCAATCATCTTCTCTTCCCTGGCTTTGATACCGCAGTAGATGCCAACTCCAACTACAGTGACCAAAGCTACCACACCTACTCCGATAGCAATCTTGGTGATCTTCCTTTTCCTCAAGGAAAGAGCAATCCAATAGATCGCCCAAATTTTACGTAGGGTGATATTCTCCTTATTGCCTTCAGCCAATACCTCTTTGACTCGAGCAATGAAAGTTTCTTTGTTTATATCCTTGGCTCCTTCTAAAGAGGTAACGGCTTCTGGGAAGTTGGGATCATCATAAGGGATGCCAGCTTGAGCCAACCAGCTAATCAGCTGTCCTGCCTCTTCCACCTTGGCCATGGAAGTTAATGGAATAGTAGCTAAGTCTCCCTCCTTGATGTCACTGCCATGTCCGATGATGGCTAAGACAATTTCTCCTACTGTGGAAGTAACCTTTTCATTCGCAGGTGTGTACAGTTTCTGAATTAACTTCTGAGCTGGTCTTTTGAACATTTACTTTTCCTCCTTCATTTCTTTTGTTGCTCTTGGATAACCTTGAATAAGAGAGTGAAACCCTCTACGATTCCCTTGACCTCCTTACGTACTGAAATTGTTCCGCATCTACCTTCTACCAACCAACTATCCGATACTACCCCCTTCTGTATGCGACAGTTGAATTCGATGGAATTAGTTACTTCTCTTCCCGTACAACTAATTCCCCTAGGTGTTCTCCCGATAATAGATACAACGTGCAATTGCGTTAAAGTTATTCCGTCAACGATCGGATTAAACTTTAAGCTTATTCCTCTCAGTGGATCATAGACTACGGAAGTTTTTCCACCTAGGTATACGATTGGTTTACCGTTGAGGAATAATTTATTTTCCTCAATGACAGCATGAAAACTTGGAATCACCACTCACTCCCCCTCTTCTTCTATATAGAGAATATATAATTGAAATTTAATGGACACGAAGATTATGTGTAGCCCAGCTGGGCTACACATAATCTTATTTTTTCATTTATTGAAATGCACGAGAACTAAAATCTTATCGATCATATTTTGGAAATCTTTCCTATCACTATTTCTATTCGGAGAGAATAGGTCTCTGTACTCTACAGCTACCACATCATAGAGTTTAGAGTAAAGGTAGAGCAAGGGATTGCTCTGAGCATGAAGATGAAAGAATTCCCAATGGGGGAAAGGTATTTTCTCAGAGATCCTCTCACTGCAGAATTGGTCATAGATTCTCAAGAGATTATTGAAAGCAGTGCTATCAGCAACCAAGAGCGAGATCAAAGATAAGAGGAGGTGATGGATGTCCAAGTCATCCCGATAGGTAAGCAACAGACCTTCAATGATCACTGCCAAATCATTGTCATCATAAGTCTTCTGGTAAGTTCGTAAATGATCCAAGGCTACTTGAGGATCATCGTAGTGGGACAAGTAATACAAGCCGCCATCTGAGCGATCATACAAATAGATCACGTACTTATTGTCACTATGTAGCCATTCTAATAAGTACTTGGGTTGGTAGTAAATCGGATCATCTGACTCCGCTGTGATAAGTATCGGATCAACTGCACTAAAGGAATGAGTACTACGGACATCGTGTTTTATATAGTCACCTTGGGGAAAATTTTCTACCCCTAGTGGATCTCTAGTCTTCATATTATCATTCTCTCCTCTCAACAAATTAAGAAACGGTAACTGGGTACAACCTATGATGATATATTCTAAATAGGTATGTTAACAAGAAAAGTCTAATCTTGCTACTAGATTTCATTTCTAAGTCTACCGTTAGAATATATAATTGAAATTAGGAGGTTTTGTATGCACAACACTATACTCTTATGTCTGGTCGGTCTGGTATCGGTTCTGGCAATAACCTACCTTGCTTCTAGGCTATGGGGACCTGAAGAACTTCCTAAGGAGGATTGGACACGTAATAGGTACTTGGAGAAATTAAAGGAAGAGGAGTTAAGAAAAGGAGGTTTTTCAGTCGATGACGGAAGAGACATTCGTCGATATCAATATAGCCGAGATCAATAAAGAATATTCTCTGATCCATGGAACCAATATCAACTTAGCACGGGTGATTCCAGCGATCACTGATGGTCTAAAACCTGTGCAACGTCGTTTACTCTACATCATGTTCTTAAGAGATCAGGGTCGTAGTTTTCGCAAAGTGGCTGCCATCAGTGGCGACACCATTGCTCGTTTACATCATCACGGCAATACTGCTGTAGAAGAAGCTATCGTTCGGCTAGGTCAGACTTGGAATAATATCATTCCCTTGATTGAGAAAATGGGAAACTACGGCTCAGTTAGTGGCGACGAAGCAGCAGCTCCTAGGTATATTCAAGCTCGGATTTCTGACTATGCCTTTGACTGCTTTTTCCGAGAATGGAAAGAATCATCAGTCGATATGATCACTGGAGCAGATGGCGAAACTAAAGAACCTTCCTACTTACCATCTCGGTATCCCAACATCTTGCTCAATGGCAGCCTTGGCATAGGTTATTCGATAGCTACAAATATCCCGCCTTATTCTCTTAAAGAAGTAATTGAGACCACTATCGCCTTGATGAAAAATCCTCTGGTAGATTTTATCTTAATTCCTGATTCTCCAAGTGGGTGTGATATCTTAACCGGTAACTTCAAAAAGATATGTGAGACAGGCAATGGTATTTACAGTATGCGCTGTAAGTATGAAATTGATACAGAACGCAATATGATTAAGATTATCGCTTTACCTCTCCAAGTGACAGGCAATGACGTTAGACAAAGGATAGCAGAAATCAAAGACAGCGGTGGTCTGAATGAATTGACTAATATGGAAGACTACAGTGGGGAAAGAATCGACTTACGTTTATACATTCGCCATGATGTTCATCCTCATAAGTTTATCAAGAAACTGATTGATTCTGTCAGTGGCTTGGAACGTTCTTATCCGGTAAATATTGTAGTGGTGGAAGCCCATAAGTCTTATGATCTGTCCATCCGACAACTCTTATTGGAATGGATACGTTATCGTCGAGAGCAGAAGAGAACGATTATCAATCATAAACGTACTACCCTCTTAGCAGAACAACGGACCAATGATGTCAAAATCTTTATCATGCAGGGTACCAACTTAGAGGATACCATTCAGATCTTTAGATCATCGCGCAACAGAATGGAAATTGAAGATCGTCTGATTGAGAGGTATTTCGACAGTCCGATTCGCATGGATAGTCTACAGGCTAAAACCTTATCGGAATTAAGAATGCACGAATTGAGTAAAGATGCTTATGATAAATCTTTTAAGAGACAAGAGGAGATTGAAAAAGAATTGAAGGGAGTCATTGAGATTCTCAATGCTGTCGATGGCATAGACAAAGTGATCATTGGGGAATTACGAGATGGAATTAAGCGTTACGGTAAAGAGAGAAGGTCCAATGTCATCCCTCATAAAATTTCTCTGGAGACCGAAGTAGCTGGTGAGTGTGTTCTGCAACTATCGGTCGATGGTTACGTCTTACGCAAGCAGTCTACCAACATTGAAGCAGATCCTCTACCAATTGATCCTGGTGGTTTTGCCGTTAGGGTAGAAAATGATTCTTCCTTTATCGCTGTAGATGAAAAAGGATTATTCTCCTTCATCAAGGTTAAAGAATTACCAGTAGATTTGGAAGTACCTTTGAGTCGTTTCATCAAAGAGAAGTTGGGTAGAATTATCGCTCTACTACCTTATGATCTCAACAGTGATTACTGTTGTACTCTGATCTCAGCTCAAGGCATGCTCAAGAAGTTTCCTATTTCCGAAATGAAGCCTGCTAAGAAACCCTGTATCGAATTGAGCAAGGATGATCATTTGGTCAATGGAATTGTTTCTGGTAAGACCACTAGAAAAAATATTTTAGTCTACACTAAGGAGGGCTATGGTAACGTTATCGATCCTAATTCGATTCGCATCACTTCCTATACTGCCAGAGGCACGAATGGTTTTCAATTGACAGAAGGGGATCGGATCATCGGGTGTTATTTAATCAACATGAATAAAGAATATCTGCTCTATGTAACTAGTCGTGGTAAGATGAGAAAAAATTTAACTCAGTTCTTGTTAGTGCGTAAATCGAAAGGAGATGAAATGGTCAGGCTCATCACTTTAGCTGATCGAGATAGTCTGCTAGCTGTCTTAGGATGTGATCGCAATGATCAAGTGGAAGTCTTCTACCAGAATCATGCCAAAGAGACTGTCGATTTAAGTAAATTACCAGAGGGGACAATGTCCGAGTTACCAGTTAAGATGGTCGAAGCTAATATGGTCAGCACTCGAATCATTAAAGTTAAATTATTTTAAAATAAGTACGGATGGGTTCTTCCATCCGTACTTATATATTATCTATTAGGAGGTGGAGGATGTTTACTGTCACGCAACCTTATCAACTCGCTCTCAATCAGATTTTGGGTAGGATCTATAACAACCCTGATTATGTAGAAAGCTATACTAGCAACACTGTTTTTCGCAATGCCATCTTAGCTAAAGTTCATGGGGCCGATGAATTGGAAATCCTCTACCATCTAGCCAAGATCATCGAAGATAAGAATGCTCAAATTGCCGAGCTGATGGAAAGTGAAGTGAAGTCTTATTATGTCAATCGAAACTATCAGGGATAAACTCTTAAGCAAACAGCTAAGTCTGTCAGAGGTCAAAGATCTACTAGCCGATAGTGAAAGTCGTCGTCTACTCAATTACTTCTTACATCGCAATGTCATCACTAGAGAACCTATGTCGGATAGTGAATTACTCCAACTACAAGCTCTAGTCAGCATTCTCAGCATCTTGTATAATTCCGAGGTGGATAGTCCAGTGAGCGATGATCAGTTTGAAACCTTGACTGAATTGCTGATCGATGCTGGTCAACCTAGAATCACCAGTGATATAGCAATCAATGATGATCGCAAGGTTGAACACAACTTTCCTAATCTACGTGGCAGCTTAGACAAAGTTCATTATTTAAGTAAAAGTGAAAAGCAAAGCAATCCCAGTAGGAAATATTTAGATGACTGGATAAAGTCTAAAGAAATAGCCTATCAGAAAGCTACAGGGAAGAAAATTAATCTCAACGAAGAATTGGTCACCGTGCAATGTAAATTCGATGGTCTATCCGCAGTGATGCAGGTTGATCCTGAAGGAATTATCACTTGGATTACTCGAGGGGATACTAAGAGAAATTTAGCACGTGATGTCTCACACGTCATGCGTCAATTCAACAGTGTCTTTGCTACTAGTAGAGGACTAGGTATAAAATTTGAAGTGCTGGTCTCGGAAGAAGATAAAGAGACAATCAACCTGCTCTACCAAGAGAAGCCATATGCTGGAGCCAGACAGATCGTCAGTGCAGTCTTGAATAGCAATGAAGTGGATTTTAAAGCTGATTATCTGCACCCTATCCCTTTACGGATGATGACAACCTTCGATGATTTGGAATTTATCCATATGGGTCTTTTAGACTATCCGCATTTAACTTGTAAACTTTCCGAGAGAGAAAAGATCCGAGAGTTTTTAGAAGCTACCAAGGCTGTCAAGAGATTGGACAAACAGGGAGGTTCCTTCCACACTGACGGCATCGTAATCACCTTGCGAGACACTGATATCTGTAGAGCCTTAGGCAGAGATGACAGTATCAATGCCTTTGAAGTTTGCATTAAAAGATCTGATGAATTTGGCTATACCACGGTGAAAGACGTAGAATTTGAGGTGGGTTTATTTGGAAACATTACACCCGTAGTTTTATTCCAGGAAGTAATTTTAAATGGTAGCACTTTACGTAGAGCCACTCTGAGCAATAAAGCTAGATTCGATGAATTAGCCTTACGTTATCAGGATTTGATTCGTGTAGAGTTGAATATCATCCCTATGATCAGTGTAGATGATTACTGCTTAGACTACAATAGTAAACAGCAGAGGAAGAAAGTTAACTTTCCCAAGTATTGTCCTAGTTGTGGTTCCGACTTAGAGTTGAATGTGATCATGGTGAAATGTACCAACTCCAGATGTCATAGTCAAGTTATTGGACGTATCTACAATTGGTGTGACAAAGTAGGAATTGCCAATCTGGGCTACCAAACCCTGCAGTCACTTTACACAGCTAGGCTACTGGATAAGGGAATCCGAAGTCTTTACAAATTGAAGAACAAGCTAACCGAGGTAGAAGATGTCCCTGGCTTTGGTAAGCAGAGGACAAGACAAATCGTAGCAGAGATAGAATCAAAAAGATTCTTACCAGACTATTTGATCTTTGGAGCTTTTGGCATCGAAGGACTGGCTGCTACCACCTTCAAGTTGATCTTCCAACATCTGCCTTATACCGATCTGCTAGCAGATGATCTTACTCTCCTACCAAGTAGGTTGCTGGATATCAATGGTATTGGTCCAGAGAAAAGCAAGCTGTTAATTTCCTTCTTCTCGGATAAAGAGAAGGTCAAGGAAATGCAGAAACTCTTGGAAGAGTTGAGAGTGGAAATTACCTATGGCACTGCAGTCAAAGCTAGCAAGGGAGAAATTGTCTTCAGTGGTTTTAGACCAACTGATGTTGAGAGAAGAAAAATTGAAGAGAATGGTTACGTTGTGGGTGACAGTCTGACTAAACGCACTACTATCCTAGCAGTACCTGATCCTAGCTATCGTTCGGATAAAGTTACTAAGGCTAACAAAAATAATATCATTATCATCTATAAGGAATCTCCTGAATTAAAAGCAATCATGGATTAGGAGGGAGAGTAATCTCTCCCTCCTAATATAATTAATCTTAGCTAGTGACTAGAATAAATAATCACTAGCTAAGATTAATTTATTTTTTAATGAAAGGAGAAAAATAGAATTAAAAAATAATGATATACTATGAATAAGAGAGATAAAAACTATAGCCTTAAAACTTTACGAATATGGAGGGATCGGAGCTAAATGGCTAAAGAGAAAAAGAAGATCAAGATTCCAGAATCAATTTATGAGCTCAGATGGGACATGAAGAAGTACGCTAAGAAAAACTCTCTGCGTTACAAAGGCAAAGGTATGAAGAAAAAGGAACGTAAGGAAGCAGAAAGGAAATTATTCCGAGCCTATGCTATGTCAACCATCAAGAATCTGAACAAAGCAGTCAAGATCCTCTCAGAGAATCCAGTTGACAGTAAGAAGATGATCAAAGTTCGTAAGGGTGTAGACAATATCATCTCTAATGCCGAGATCATGAAAAGGATCGCTAAGTACTACAATAAGAATCGCAAAGAATATCCTAACCTAATCTATCTGCCCTATATGATCACCAATACTTTGCGCTACTACAGTCACGAAGGAATTCCTGAAGAAGAAAAAGCTGAGGCCAATCGTTTAGATAAAATTGCTCTCCTTACTTTCTGTGAGAAAATTCTCAAGAAGCAAATCAAACATTACCGAGATGCTGGTTTCAATGACAACGTGGCCTTTGAGTTGGCCAATGTGATTCCCACTACCAAGTTATTGACCAATGGTGGTAGGCAGTGGTACAAGAACCTCTTGAGAAAATTATACGATGTAGCCGAATTTGAAAATATCGATCTGACCTTAGTCTTGAGCTCCGTACCTAAAGTGGCCGGGAAGAAGAACAAGATGAAGAAGTCTGAATTCTTGAACGGCTTCTTTTCAGAATTCATCCTGACTAAGTCTTCCAACAAATCCTTGACTTACAATGATACCCAGAAGGAATTGCATGAGAACTTGATCGATGCTTCCTTAGTCTATCTGGATAGCTTGAGAGAAAAAGAGTTAAGGGAGATCATGAAGACTTACATCAAGAGACGCAAGACTGCAGAAAGTTACAAGAATGATACCAAGAGAGTTTTGAAATTCACCGATCATGCCAATAGCAATTCCAAGTATACCAAGCTGAAGACAGTCGTGCAGGATTTAATATCAGCCAATAGCAATAACGAAATTTATTTATCTTAGAGGAGGACAAGATATGAAGAAGTCCAAGAGGATTGACAAAAAGACTCGAGATCTGATCGACAGTATCTCAGATCTCATCCGCAGAAAGAATAAGGACAATGAGTATCGATTCAAGGGCGTGAAGAAGAAACAATTGAAATCAATTAAACAGACCTGTCCACACTGGATTGCTCGGAAAGGCAGGTATGATCCCGCAGTCTATACAATCGACAATGATTTCTTTGCTTGTCGTATCTGTGGCAAAAAGTTTCCCATCAACCCTCTCACTAAAGATGAGTATGAAACTGCTTCCGAAGCATTCTTGGCTATGGTCAATCAAGTCTTTCTCTACTCAGTCCAACTTGGTGGTGACAGTGCCGATTCTGAAACCCTGATCAAGTTGAAGAGATTGGTCCCGAGGTTTGCCAAGATTGCCAACAATGTTGCGAAGGCTTTGGATAAACGTAAGGAAGAAGAAAAACGTAAGAGTCAAGCTCAAAGCAATTCTCAATTTAGCAATTATTCCTCCTACAGTTATCGACCATAATTAAGATGGGATGAGCTGGTTGACCCAGCTCATCCCACAATCCTTTCTTCATTTTTAACAGTGAGAATATCATTCTCCAAGATCATGGTAGTACGTTCTGCCACCCTTTCGGCTATTTCGGCTAAGGCTTCATCACTACAGGTTACTTTAAGACTGAAGGAGTTCTCATCGCTGGAAACATCTCGAATGTCGGATATTTGATCGGAGCTACCCTTAATGGTATCATAGGCTTCACTAAACTTCTCATACTTATCTTCCAGAAATGTTTTGATCTTAGGAGGATCTTCTGGAATTACTCTACCCAGATACAGTGGCTTTCTCTTCTGCATGTCATCACCTTATTCTGATATTATAAATAATAGATAATAGCAAGGATACGATAATTAATCAGACTGGCCAGGTCCTTATCTTTGAGTATGGGCAGATAGAGATAAAAATAAGTGTCCTCTGAGAGGACACTTATTTTTATAAACCAAGTAAGCCGGTAGGAGGATTCTTTTCCCTTTGTTTTTTCCGTAGTTCAACAAACCTCATGAAGTAAGACTTAGGAAATTGGGTGAAGATAAATTCGAAGACCGGATCACCAGTAAACAACCTGCCAACTTCTTCCATGAAGTTTAATGTGTCTTCAAGGCGACGTTGGTTGAGTCCAGGCTCCGAGCTACTATAAAAACCAAGCGTGAAATATCCTCCACAGGAATGCTAGAAACAGTTTTGCACTTGGGACAGACTACATCACTTAGGACAAATTTTAATTGGTAAGGTGTAATCATCAAGGTGATCAATTGATCGATTGTATGGAAGTCTAATTCATCCAGCTGTTTGATAACTTTGATGATGTCATCCGGATCAGTGACCTTGTAATGTCCTCTACCATCGAGAGAGGGAAGCAGTAAATGTTTGATGACAGTCAAGGAAGCTATGGCTGTGACATCAGAAAGCCTAAGGTTATCCTTGAGATCTTCCATTCTGCTGTAGACATCATTGAGATGAGTGTAGGCAGAAATATGTCCAAAGACCACCCCAAATTTGGAAGTGGGTAATTCAATGGCATTGTTCAATCGGAGCATGGAAGAATTATAGTTGTCCTCTATTTCCTTAACCGTGCTAGCCTCTCCGGTAATTCTCATCTCTTCTAAAGTTTGAGGGGAGATACTTTGCATCTGTAGGAGGTTGGATGGTGCATAGATCCAATCGTATTGATTCTTACAAGATTCCTTACCACAGTCAATCGAAACTATCTCTTGGGGCATACAGGTTGCACATAAGACTGCCCAGAGCAGGTAGTCCAAGTCTAGGTAGGAAGTCTTACGTAAAAAATCATCTGTATCGGAGAAGGGACCGATGGAAGCATTCTTAACATGACGAGCTACGATATTCCATTTATTGCGTTCTTTATCCAAGTCATTCAGATCTTGGGAATAACTTAAGTCCAGAATCTCAGGATAAGATAAACCAGTGACTGTACAACGATAACGAGAAGCTGGTAGAGAAACTGCTCGATCATTGAATCGTCTAGTGTACTGGGACAAGACAATGTCGATATCGTTTTCTGGTTCACCCAAAACGTTGTAATGTAATTCCCGATCTTCAATTATCTTCAATTCAATGCTGCGAGCATTTCTTAACTTCTCCAAATCCTGGCTATCAAAGATCACTTCTGGTGCTTGCCTTTTATCAATTATGACTTGGACATCACGGGAGACATTTTCCAATGGGGTAATTTGAATAGGAGGTAGAGCAGTTGGTATTTCTTCGGGTGGGATTTCTGGACTAGGATCTGGTAAGGGTTGAACATGCGTGACTGGAACTGATGGGATGATAGGTTTTTCAGCTGCACTAGTCATCCATTCGATGTTACTCACATCTTTCGGTAGCATCTGAATCAGATCGGTTAAAACTTCTACCGTATTTTCAAAAGCACGAGTAGGGTTATTATCAGCGGCAGCATCCATGATTCGGCTATGATACATTTGGGGAATTTGAAATTGCTTGATTCCCAGATGGCGTTTAGCTCTTTCAATGTTGGCCACAGCTCGATGTAATTCATCCACTTGATCTATGCTTGTTTTACGGACTGTATCATCTGTGACATTAGCTAAGTCTATTGGTCCTAGGTGATCAGGTTGGAAACTTTCCTTGTCGATCACCAGACCTGGTCCTTTTTGCAACTCCTCTAATCCTTCTAACAAAGTGGGATCAGGTTGCCATTCCTTCTCGGGAGCTTTCGGAACTTCCTTTACTACTTTAGGCTTGTCTTTTTTAAAGATATCGGCAGTATCAGTACCCGTGGAATCAGCATAGACTTGCATCATGTCCATCACACTTGAAATTGTATTCTCTGGCATTGATTACATCCTCCTAAAATTAGATTAGTGATAAAGACCATTATCTTCATTTGTAGTAGCGGATCATGTAAATCATGTAATTGTACAGGGCTCTACGATAGGCTTTAACGGAAGCAGGACGAGTAGAGTATTCTTGTTGTAAATTAAGGATGGTATGGACCCAGTAATCCATGATGGCTGTAATTTCTTTCCTTAGGGGATCTTTGGAACTACTGATGGACTTGTATAAGCCTAAACCAAATTCTAGAAAGACATCGGAACCCAAATTGTCATCCAATGGCTTAGACTTGTAGAAGAGGATCAAAATGTTTTCGATCAACTTAACCAATCTACTTTCCTCATGTAGCAAGATGGTATTGATGTGGTTGACCATCTTATCCACAGAGACTTTAGCAGCATCGGCTACCAGATTGGAAAATTGCTGATTGGCTTGATTGGATCTCATTTTGATAGCAATATTTTCAGCCAGATAGGCAGCCTTAGCATTTTGATTTTCTTGCTCTACCAAGTTGCCATCATCATACCTAGAATCTGTAATGTGCTGACTAGCATCCTTGGCATAGTTGCTATAGTAGGCATTGCTTAAAACCTGCAAGGCTGAGTTAATTTGACTGCGAACCCGTAGAGCAAAATCTAAGTAGATGCCATCTGGTACAGGGTTGACTAGACGAGTTCTAAAGTTATTGACCGACGTCTGACCATGATGTCTCAGCCAATCTTGTACGGTATCGCCCTTCTTTATGATGTTTTTGTTGGATAATCTTTCAATAGTGTAATCCATCAGATCTGGACGTACACGATATTTCCAATAGCGGCGAAAGAGAATGGGGTAAATGCTGAAGACAACTAAGTATTGACAGCATTCTACTACATCGTTGTCCTGATGGTTTATCCCCCAAATCAACATAGCGATGAAAATCAAAATGTGTGGGATGACTCTAGTTGTGTAGATGCGAAATACTTTGTTGACATTTTCTCCCGAGTAGGTTTGTGCGACCATCTCATCGAACATTTCTAAAATTTCATCTTTGCTCTTACCGATCATCTGGTAAAAGAAAGCAGAGTCTTTATCTGTGAAGGTAATGTTGTAGACTGGCCCTGCTGTGTTGAGTTGATCAAAGTGATCATCCAAAAACCTACTGACGAAATCGATCAGAGAATCTACTCCCTTAGGAGTCAAAGCACTTTCTATCAGCGGCATAAGATTCTCTTGGAAATAATAATTAGCCTTGATCTCAACCTTTTCCTCAAAGGCAGTATAAAACATCAAGTCCGAATCTTCTAAGTGTTCTAGCATGTACTCGCTATAGTTCATCCTACGTCACCTCATATCGTAATTATATATTATCTTATATATGGGAGGTGTCAAGTTGAAAATAAATTATCTGAGATTAGAAGGATCCGTTGGAGTTTATATCGGACAGCAGACCAATAGCATCGAGATAGATTTTCAGAATTCCCAGAGTAAGATAGTCACGATTCAAGGAATCAATGGATCGAGTAAAAGTACGGTTCTAGCTTCTCTGACACCTTTTGCTACACCAACCAGCATGGATGAGCGCAGTGCTATTTCTTACATCAGAGAAGGTCATAGTGGGTATAAAGAAATTCATTACCGTTTAGGCAATGATCAAATCATCATCAAGCATTATTTCAAACCCAATAAGGAAAGTCATTCTGTTAAAAGTTACTTCCAGTGGAATGACCAAGAGTTGAATGAGAATGGCAACGTTAAATCCTTCTTAGCCTTAGTAGAAAATCATTTAGGTTTGTCCCCTGAGATGATGCGACTGATTCGCTTGGGTACGAATGTCAATTCCTTTATCACCCTTCTACCTGCAGAGAGAAAAAAATACTTAGGGGGCTTAATCGAACGGATCGAATTGTACTTGAAGATCTATAAGAAGGTCAACGATGATGCTAGGGTTGTCAAGGCTCTGATAGCAGCTAATACCACTTCACTCCATAACTGTCATGTCACAGATCTAGTGGTCGAGCAAGAGAAGGTACAAAGATTAGAGGAGAAGATTAAATCCCATGAGAAAAATCGCGATACTTTAAAATTGAAGATCGATCGGATTGAAAACTTAGAGAGAGAAAATAAGATCGAAGAGTTGCAAAGGAAGTACAGAGAGGCAGAAGGTTCCCTTTTGAACTTCCAACAGACTGAAGAAAATATTATCCGTGAAGATTTAAGTGAAGTTAAAGTACCTAGCCTAATTGCAGAGTTAACTCAACTGAAGGAAAAGGAAATAGACTTACGTTCTCAAATTAGCTCATACCGGATTATGATTGATACTAGTATGAGTAGGATCGACAGTCTGAAAGCAGTGGTAGATAAGTCTACTACCCAGCATGATCTCCAATCTCTACTTACCATGATCCAAGATTTACAAGTAGCTCTTAAAAACACTCCTAAGGA